TTATTGTCATATGAGGCCCGTAGGCCTACACGAAATCGCGATTTAATCTAGTTGCCCTGATGTAACACAATCTCCGTTTGTGAGTTCAGATAGGCCGCACAAAAATAAGAAGCAGAATGTTGTTTGCCTATCGATTGGCGCAACAGCAAAACATGCCCACGGTATAAAGCCTATACAGTATATGTACATCAACATCAGGTTTACCTGTAAGTCATATTACGTTACCTGCATTCGCTCGCTTACCGCTCCCTCCCCTGGCACCGCCCACTGCAAGCCAATTGGCGGTAGTTATGGCAACTGATGATGTTTCAGCGGCTGCACTGGCCACGCCCACCAAACGCCCGGAAGTGCACCGAGACGCCTCATTGGCCATCGATTCATACAGGCCTATACTTTACATGTGCCGGTAAGCTATGTTGGACCTATCCAGGCACCCGTTAACATGCCATAAGCCGACTTAGGCATATTCTGTGATGCATGCAGCAATGCACGGATTTAGGATCGGGAACGAATATAGGGTGTCCCTGCAGGTTTATCAGTAGCCTACTATTTCCACAACGACTGGCTTTTGAAAGTAAAACTTTGGCGGGGTTATTACTAGGCTGACAATGTAGCCTAATTTGTAACATAGGCCTAACATGTAAATGTATAGGCCTACAATAGTGTTTGTTAACAAAAGTGAAGATTGGCCTATAGTAGGCCTACATCTTTATTGGCTCAGTCCTCCTCTGACGGCGTTCGATATGTTATGTACTTCCAGTTTTATGGACAGTAAGTAGTGTAGAAATACAGATTCCAGGGGGAAACGGGGTAACGCCATTCACCCCAGCCCGGGCCAGTTTGTAAAACCATTGAGAGTAACCTACTGCTCGAGAGCAAAGCGAAACACGAAAGTTGTAGATTACTCTATCGGTTAATCAACTGGTATGTTTTTAATTTTTAAATCAAATTTCTACTTAGATTTCACTTGAATATACAATGTACTGTATATTCAAGCATTGTGAAATATGAACCTCAATCAGAATATATATACAGCTGCATGAAAGACAGACCAGGGTAACTCGGTTCAGCTTCTAAGCAATACAGGATGCAGACACAATAAATCCTGTTTTAATGTTAGGTACACCATAAGATTTTTCTAGGACCCACAACAAATGACCGAGTGCATTTGACGTCGTTTAAAGGCACACAGTGCTCAGCCAACGAAGCGTCCGCAAACGGACGCTCTATTGGAAATCAGCCAACCGTCTCGTCGTCTCGATATTTGGCTGCATACCAACGTACCGTCCGTTAACGGACGGTCGACACGGTCTGTTGCCCATCAGTCATCTGCTGCAAGAACAAGGACGACAAGCCAACAAAGCAGTCGTGCATTTTCAAATACCAAGCACGAGCTACTTGTAAACAAGTCGTCCAGAATGTACAACAGCAAGTCAGCAAGACTAGTGTTTTGTTGTTTATGTATAATGGCAAGCCTGCTCTTGGTTAATATAAACTACAAACTACAAAAAGCTGCCTACAAGCTATAATAAACTGGCTGAAGTGACTACTACTTTGTACAGTCACTACGTACAAAAAAAACTCATGGCTGACTCCAGTAGCTTTTGTATGGACCAGGAGACTCAAGCAAACTGCTGAGCTGTTCTCTGCGCTTATAGACCTCTGTATAAGACAGTGATAATTTTCTTAAGCGTGGGTAGGGAGCAAAAAGAGCCGCCATCTCACGGCATCTCCTAGCCTCTGTTTCTGAAATTTTCACGTGTTGTTGCAACCACAGTTTCCAGGTGTCTCTTCTGTGGCGACCCCTATCCTTTTCTAGTTTGTAAAGTGCAAAAGCCTGGCGTAACAGTGATCCAAAATCAATGTATGCACACAATGCCGTACGACCATACAGTTTTACCACATTCCACGTTGCAATTAAACATGGTGTCATACTCTGCAAAGTCCTGTAACCACCAGGTGGTGCTTGTGGAGGCACAAAATTGTCTTCAGCACAATTTTGTATTAGGTACTGGTGGAGGTCTTCACCACATAAGATCTTCTGTTTTCTTTCAGGACTATCGAGAACACGAGCATTTATCTTCGGCCGTTTTGGCCAAGGCTCTCCCGTAGGTCCATTGTGTCTGAGTTTCTTTATCCGTTCTATCTCGTTCTTTAGGAAAGTTTCATTTTCCTCAATGATATTTAAGTCCTCTACAGGCCACATGTAACTTGCCATTATACACAAACAACAGAAATCACTAGCTCTTACCTCCGTCACTGTCGTACAAACTGGCTAACTAGTCACGATACACAGGCATATTATATAGGCCCACACTGCACTGTTTGCCAACGCTTTGCCCTAAGCACAATAACTGTTGCCACGCTGCTGCCAACTGACAAGTAGTAATTTATTCGTCATCTCGTCATTGTCACGCAGCATTGCTTCAAGCTATGTTTGCAGTCAGGACTCACTGAATGTCGCTAGCAAAACTTGGCAGTCACTGCGTATATTATGCCTATAGCTTATCTTATGCTAGGCGTAATTTATAATTTAATCAAGTCCTTATTATCTATCCAAGAATTAAACGACTCAGGGTATCCTAACCATTTGACTAGTGATTTATCTCCCCGTTTTTTAATTACCTTTTCAATTCTGTAAACTTGTTGGTTTGTCTTCTGCAATTCTTGCTGATAGAAGGTGCCTTGTATCTCCTCGTCATTATAGTCCTTTATTTGATATGTTATTGGATCAGAATACTTTATTTTTGAAATAGTAAACACTTCCTCAGTCCATCTAGGGGTGTACCCCTTTTCGAAAGCTTTCTTTATCTTTGCTATTCTAACATGGTCGCCAACAGAAAACTTAGGTCTAGTGGTCTGTCGTTCATGATCAGGATATAAATTTCTCCAGACTGTTGTCTCGTTCTTCTTCAAGCTGGCTTCTACTGGTGTCATCTTTATCGATGTATGATACGTATTATTATAGTTATTTACCATTTCATCTAAAACATCCAGGTATTTTCTCGTGGAATTTGCAGAAAAATATTTAAACATCTTTTCTTTCATAGTCCTGTTCCACCTCTCGACAACACTGGATTTTTCTTCGTTTTCAGTGGAATACAAAGCACAAGACTTCGACTCTAACAGTGACTTCACGTCTTTGTTATAAAACTCTTTACCTTTATCGACCCAGATTTTCTTAGGTGTTCTGCCACCACTGAAAATACTTTCAAATGCAGCTGCTACAGCAGTTCCAGTTTTCTGTTTCAAAGGTATCATCCAACCATATTTTGAGAAAACATCGACGACCATCAGCAGGTACTTTACACCATTATTAAACTTTGAAAACGACTGCATGTCTACCAAATCTGCAGCCCAGATCTCGTCGATTCCTTTAACGTACACCTTTCGTTTTCTAAATTTTTTAACTACTGGCTTGTGCAACTCTTCTGCGAGAGTTCATCGGTCCATTTTAGATTTTCGGCTTTTTTTTGACTTGAGGTTTTTTTTACCCCCAACCCAAATTTTTCTTTAGTGGATAATATCGGCATGACAATGGCCCTCTCCATCTGCTCTCTCAAAGTGGGATTAGGTATACTCTTCAGCTGATTTATCATTATTCTGTCAGCAATATTTCGGTTTGCAGTATCTCGGTGCTTGGCATAAGCCAGGTCGTGAACGTATGCGGCTTTGTCCACACGATTAATTGGTGTAGACCAGTCTTTTGGACTTAAATCTGGCTTCAACCTTTCGTTTAAATTCGTGCCAGGACCTGTAAAGTTGTGCCCTGCTAAATGCATTTCTCCTGGAAATTTAGCCCAGGGTAGTTTAATTCCACTCGTAACACTGTTTAATGAATTCACAAGGTCGCCACCTTTCTGAGTTCTAGTGCTAACAAACCGAGTCTTCGTTCTTCCACACACAACACATTTCCCCCTAATCATCGGTCTATGATTTTTACTGATAAAATTCTCTGCATCCACCGTATTTGTCACCGTTCTACACTTAACGCAATACATCTTTTTTAAATATAAAAAATATATATATTTAAAAATGAATGTCAAAGACTTATCATGGAACGAGTCAGCCAGTAAAAGATTTAACAATCCTTTACTTCCTGGGAGCATTAGAGGACTAATTGTTGGAAAATCTGGATGTGGAAAAACGACATTGCTGCTAAATCTATTACTGAGGCCAGGATGGTTAGATTACGATAAACTCAGCGTGTTTGGTAAAAGCCTATTTCAACCAGAATATCGAATACTGAAGAAAGCATTAGAAGAAAAGCTGCCAAAGGAAGCAGTGATTAGGTTGTTTGACAACCAGGAAGAAATACAAAAACTAAATGTTTCCCCATCAGCACTGATTGAAGAGATGGCGAAAAACCTGAATAGGAAATCAGACATCGACTGTGAGTTTTACGAAACATCACACGATGTACCAGATCCAAGAAATCTATCACACGATTACAATAACCTCATAATATTCGACGACCTTATGTTAGAAAGGCAAAATAAATGTGAGACATATTATATTCGAGGAAGACATAGTAATGTAGACTGTTTCTATCTATGTCAAAACTATTTCATACTGCCTAGGCAAACGATTAGAGAAAATGCTAACTTTATAGTGCTGTTTAAGCAGGATCTGAAAAACATAAACCACATTTATAACGATCACGTCAGCGGTGATATGTCAAAAGATGAATTCAGAAATCTCTGCAAAGAAGCGTGGAAGAAACCTCATGGTTTCGTCGTTATAGATCTTACAAGCGACATTTCCAACGGAAAATATAGAAAAGGTTTGGACGAGTTCTACATATCAACATAATAAAAATAATGTTTTGTATTAAAAATGGAAAATATACTCAGAAAAATCGAGGAAAATACGGCACCTAAAGATTCGTTTCAGTTAACGATAAGTAACAACACTACAGATTTTATTACGAGATTTAACCCACCACTCCAGTTGAAGAAAGGAAAAGAATACGAAATGGCACTACTCAACTTGGAGACTTATTATTCATTTCCAAATATCGACTCGTCTAACAACAATTTCAAATACTCCCCAGATGGCGGTGAAAACTGGTTTACCATCACAATTCCTGAAGGTAGTTATGAAATTCGTGATATAGATGCAGCTATTAAACAGCAGATGAAAGCAAACAACCACTACGATGATGAAAATGACAAATACTTCATTTCTGTTTCAGCCAACAGCAGTACTTTGAAAACTGTACTCATACTGACCAACGGCTATCAGGTGGACTTCAGTCTACCCAACTCAATGAGGCACGTCTTGGGTTTTAACGATGCAATTTACATAGATGGGTACCAAGAATCTGAAAATGTGGTCAACATTATGAATATCAACAGTATTCTGGTGAACATCGATATCATAACTGGAAGCTATGTAAATGGAAGAATGCAACCAGTACTATATTCCTTTTTTCCAAATGTGTCTCCTGGATATAAAATTGTGGAGAAGCCTCCACATTTAAAGTACCTTCCAGTGACACTGGATACTATTGCAAACCTTCGCACATACATTACGGATCAAGATGGAAATCTACTGAATTTACGCGGTGAAGTGGTTACAATCAGATTAGACATTAGACAAAAGTAACACAAAAAAATTAATTGAATATAATAAAAAAATGCCAGTTAAATACGTAAATGTGAAAGTGAGAATATCTGATGAACAGAAAGCAAAAATTAGAAATGCACTGCATTCTGGTGTGGATAGCATTAGTATAAGATTCAAAGCCGAAGATCTTTCGGGAGAGGACCTGTTAGCTTTAACGCAAAGACAAGTTAACAAATTAGAAAAAGCTTTGCAACTGAATAAAGGTGCCACTATTAAAATGAGTAGAACCCAGATCAAACATAACATGAGAATCACAGGTGGGTTTTTACCGTTGTTAGCAGGATTAGCTGCAAAAGCCATACCAATTCTGACTGGAACTGTGTTACCTGCTCTTGCAACGGGTGCCTTGAGCGGTCTAGCTTCCACAGGAACAAGCAAGCTCTTGGGATCTGGATTATATCTCAAAAAAGGAGGAAGTGTTTGCAAGATGGTGCCCCAGGGTGAAGGCTTGTATTTAAAACCACACAGTGGTACTGCCTTAAGTAGCCTTGGTGATGGTCTTTACATTAAAAGTGGTACAGGATTCATAGATGGTCGAGGGTTTCTGCTGGGTCAAAATAACCCCATCTCAAACGTACTGAAAAAAATACCCATTCTCGGCCAAATTCTTGGAACAATTTTGTGATCATAATAAAAAATGGAAAACGAACAAGCAAACTCATACCGTTTACAACAAATCAGTGAAATTAGAAAAATAATCAAAGACGAAATAAGGAAACGAACTAATCTCAGTAAGAAGTATCACAGGTGTGTCAAAGTAGTAACCATAGTTGATGATGTTTTAGCAGGATTCACCATGGTTTTAGGATCAGTTGGTATCGCATTGCTAGCTACGGCAGTTGTAACGTCTCCAGTTATAATTGCAATAGAAGCAACAGCTCTGACGGTGGGAGTGGTAAGAGTGGCAGGTAGTCAAGTAAACAAGAGATTGTCTAAAAAAGTGGAAAAACACGAAAAAATAAAAGTTCTCGCCGAAAGTACTCTTAGTACTATTAGTGGTTACATTTCAAAAGCGCTGAACGATGAAAAAATATCCGATGAAGAGTATCTGCTAATATTATCGGAGCATGATAAATTCAGAGAAGTGAAGGAAAATATCAGAGCTAAGGTCAAAACAAACGAAAAAAAGAATATAAGATTTAAACCAATATTTAAAAAACCCAGCAAGTAAACTACGTTAAACTACGTTGAAAACTACGTTGAAAACTACGTTCGTGTTAATAAAAAAATTATCTCCTATAAATAAAACATGTCATTTCTAAAGATAACAGATCCAACAAAACGAGACTTTTTAGTGCAGGAATTTCTTAAAACAAAGGACAAAGTTCGTGAAAATTTCATCAACGAGAGAACTGGTGAGTTGGGTGCCCAACGAGAATTGACAAAATTATTCAAGCCAGTCATCGAGACGCAAAAGACAGTAGCAAAGGATCTAGCAAAAGAGATTACAGGACCGGTAACGTCGGCACTCCAACCTATAACAGAAGGTGTGCAGAAAGCAATTGAACTTGCAAAATATCCATCTATACAAGCAGCTGAAGAAGACGAAAGTCTTGATACTAGCATGATGATACTGGGTCCAGTGGCTGAGAAGTACCTCAGACAGTTTGCAAGCAAGGAAGAGGTTGACAAAACATTTGGATTGTATGATAAAGACGGTGAGTTTTTCATTGGTGACAGCCCCGTAAAGATAGAAGCTGATGATATAACTGTCAAGGATAAGCTATATGAAGGAACTCCAGGTCTGTGGGAATTGTTGATAATGAAAGCACCAGATAAAAATGTATACAACCAGGAAGACTTTAAAAACTATGCTGAGATTCTACGTAAAACTAATGCGATGAAACACAATCACGATCCTAAATCTAATAAACCAAAATCTAGTAAAGGACAAAAATATAAAGAGATAATCAGACCTATATGGGATATGACATATTCTGGCATTCGACCATCGATAGGAGATGGAGTTGGAACTACCGTAATACCTAGTGACCCAGATGCATTAATTGACAGATTGGACCTGCTGCTGGCAAGCAAAGTAGCAGGAAACACGGGCGTTAGAAATGAGTTGATAAGCATATGTGACGAACTGCTAAGACAAACTGTGATAAATAGAGACGAGTATAAAAAATTAATGATTATGTTATAAAAAATAAAGATGTTGATTGCAAAAAATCGCGGATACAAAAGAAAATACGTTTACGGTGGATCAGGAATGTTTGACTCGATTAGCAGCTTTTTGAAGGGATTGCTCTCTAATGCTGCATCAAGAGCGATAGCAAGTAAAGCTGCTGATGCAGCTTTAGATGTGGGAAAAACAGCAGTGACCACAGTTGGTAAGAAGTTAGTTGACAAAGCAGTGAACAAACTGTTTCCACCTGAAATGGATAATCTTAGAAGGAAAGCTAACGACGTGATAAATAAGTACGTTAATACTGGATGTGGGCAACAAAATGCAGTTGCAATCCAAGATTTGGTCAGGAGAATGAATGGATCGGGACTGAAGATAGTTTAATGAGTTAAAAAATAATAATCTGCATAATAAAAAAATGGACATTTTAAATTTCAAAGAAAAACCACTTACAGATGAAACGATAGAAGAATATGAGTATCACGAGTATGAACCGATAACTGGAACTAATCTGAATAATCCTGGAGAAATCAGGATCACCATTCAAAACCAAGATATATTCACACATCCGAGTGAAAGTTATCTCTTTGTAGAAGGAAGGTTAACAAAAGAAGATGATACGGCATTTGTTAATGCCGACGTAATTACACTCACAAACAATGGCATTATGCACTTGTTTAGCAATATCAAGTATCAGTTGTCTGAACAAGAGGTAGAGTCGTTGTTTTATCCTGGTCAGGCAACAACTATGCTGGGTCTTCTAAAATACCCGGACGACTTTTCAAAGTCTATTGGTTTGAATCAGTTGTGGTACAAAGATAACACGTCAACAGCAAATGTTGCCGACAATAATGGTTTTAAAATCAGACAGTCGTACATTATTCAACTGCCAAATCCAAAGGGATCGTTCAGTTTCCGAATTCCATTGAGCCACATCTTTGGATTTGTTGAAGATTACAACAAGATCGTTTATGGTTTCACTCAGAGACTCACACTGGTCAGAAAGGCTGACAGTGATGCAATTTTCAAGAATGCTGCTGCTGACGCTGGAAAAATCGACATTCAGAAGATCTCGTGGTTTATGCCGCATGTACTTCCTGCCGACGGTGAGAAATTACAGTTGTACAAGACGATCGAATCTAAATCGAAGCTGCCCGTAGCATACAGAATGAGACAGTGCGACTCGATAGCCGTTCCTCAGACTACTAGCTTCACCTGGAGACTGTCGGTTAAATCTAGCCCAGAAAAACCGAGGTACATCATCGTTGGCTTTCAAACTGGAAAGGATGCCAGTCAAGTCCAAAATCCATCGTTATTTGACCACGTCAATCTAACTAATGCTTATGTAATGCTAAACTCAACTAGATATCCAATGGTTGACTATAATGCTTCATTCCCAAGGCATAATTTTGCTAGGTTATACGGTGATGCAGCGTCGTTCAGATCCAAATTCTACAACATGGATGAATTAGTTTCTAATCCAAACATTAAACCGCTTGACTACAAATCTCTCTACCCGATATTTGTCTTTGACGTAAGTAAGCAAAGCGAAAGACTGAAAACCCAGGTGACTGATATTCAAGTCAGAGCTACCTTTAGTGCAAACGTTCCTGGAAACACCCAAGCATATGCAGTTGTCATTTCAGACAGACTGTTATCTTTTCAGTCAGATGGCAGCAAAATGACTGTGGTTATGTAGAGATTGAAAAATAATATAAAAATTTTGTTCTTATGAAAAAACCAACAATGAAGTATCGACTTACTGAGCTTAGAAGTATTATGAAAGAGAACAAGATTAAAGGAGGCAGCTTGATGAATAAAGAGGAAATGATAGACGTTTTGAGAGAAAAAAATCTACTGCCAGAGGTTGACACTGAACAGCCAGAACATGTGCATGTGAACGGTGTTCGAAAAAACCCAAGACCTGTGACTTTAGAAAATACTGAAACTGGAGAAATTACATCATATCCATCATTATACAGAGCAGGCAGATCACTGCACAGGGCTCCACATAGTTTTTTGTATTTCAATGGCAGGACTATGAATGGTAAATATAATGTGACAGTATATTAGTCAAAGTTAATATAAAAAATGAAAAATAATATAAAACTTTTTTCTTAATTAAAAAATGGAAATGAATAATCTTGAAAATAATCTTGAAAGATTAACAGTAAAAGAATTGCGAACAATGGCAAAACAGCACGAATTGGTAGGATATTCAAAACTAAATAAGACAAGATTGGTTAATTTTATTCGGGAAAACATTCCACCGGTCCAAATGGAAAGAATACCAATACTTGATACGCCAGTACCTGAAATTTTGGCTCCAGTCTTAGAACCTAAAACTGTAGTTGATGCACAGGAAAGAAAACGAATAAATGATATTGCTGACTGGATCTTAAATATGCCTTCGACAATCAAGAAAAAGATACTTAGTCTAAAAGACAGAGCATGGGAAGTAATCAGTAATAGCATATTACGTCTCTTTACAAGGCATGAGCCTTTTGTTTTGAATAAGTCCGATTCTGCTTTGAGGGACTTTGCCGAACAATACACGATCGGTGGTAGACCTGGGTATGATCCTGAATCGTTTCTGAAAGCAGTTAAACTATTGGTGGTTGATAAGCTTCAAAACCTTAGACAAACCAAAATCAAAATGATCCTGAAGTGTACAATGACAAGAACAAATATAGCTACTGGAGAAGAAACGAACGTGGAAGCTGCATTCAGTTCAGACAGAATGAAAATAAATCTTGAAGCTTCTAATGTTAACAAAATTTATGATGAAATGGTAGAAAGGATCAAAGAAAATTTAACAATTTTTCAACAGCGAGGAAGCAACTGGGTATTTACATCGATAATCCAGTTGGAAATTCATACAGCGAGATATGAACCTCTGGGGGGAAGTTCTTATATCAAACTTCCAAAAAATCTGCAGAATAAAGGAGCTACGATTAACCCTCAAAATCAGGACAATCAATGTTTCAAGTGGGCAATTACAATAGCTCTTAATCTAGTCGATGATAATGGTAAAGCGAGAGATCACCTACAACGAATACCTAAAGTAATCAGAGAGAAGGCTGAAGAATTAAACTGGAAAGGTATTAACTTTCCTGCCACGTATAAGGATATCGATAAATTCGAGGAACAAAATAGAGATATATCAGTGAATGTGTTTGGCTATCAAACAAAAGAGATAGAAATTAACGTATTTAAGGAACACGTTTATCCACAGAGGGTCAGCAAGCAATCAGATAGAACCAAACACATAGACTTGTTGTTAATCGATAATGAAGAAGGGACGCAACATTACTGCGTGATAAAAGATCTGAGCAGGCTTGTATCTTCACAAATATCTAAAGTTCACTGGAAACAACATTTCTGTCGAAGATGCCTTAATGCGTTCACATCTGAAGATTCTCTTAAAAGCCATGTTGAACTCTGCTCAAAGCATGAGGAAGTAAGAATTACTTATCCGCAAAAAGGATCTGATGCAAGTTTTCTAGATTTTAAGAATTTTAATAGGTTCATGAGAGTCCCTTTCGTCATATATGCGGATTTTGAAACATTTATAGAACCAATACATACATGCCAACCTAATCCTCACCAAAGTTACACAATGCCTTATCAAAAGCACACACCATCAAGCTTTTGCTATTACATTAAATGTTTTGAGGATAACGTTTATTCCAAAGGACCAGTTATAGTTACAAAGGAAAAAGAAGATGACGACATCGCTCAGATATTCGTAAATACACTTGAGGTGGATATCAAAGACATTTATGCTGAATTTAAAAAGGAAAAGGAAATGATATTTAATGAAGCCGATAGAATGGTTTTCCAGGAAGCAACGGTTTGTCACATATGCAAGAAACCTTTTGAAGATGCCGAGAGAAAAGTTAGAGATCATTGTCACCTAACGGGTAAATTCAGAGGTGCCGCTCACGAACGTTGCAATTTAAAGTATAAAACTCCAAAGTTTTTCCCTGTGATATTTCACAATCTGTCAGGATATGACAGTCACCTTTTTATCAAGCAGCTGGGGAAAAATGCACGGGAATATGCAAATGACATCACTTGCATAGCAGACAACGAAGAGAAATACATCTCGTTCACTAAAAAAGTAGTTGTTGACAAATATACTGAGTACGGTGTTGAAAAGGACATTACTAGGGAATTAAGGTTTCTCGATAGCTTCAGGTTTATGCAATCAAGTTTGGATAAACTTTCTAAAAATCTCCAGAGTAGCCAGTTTAGAAATCTCAAGAAATATTTTAGTGAAGAAAAGAAGTTTGATCTTGTGTGTAGAAAAGGTGTCTTTCCTTATGACTATGTAGATGGTTTAGAAAAGCTTAAAGAAAACAAGCTTCCTCCAAAAGAGGCATTTTACTCCAGACTTAATGATGAGGATATCAGTGACGAGAGTTATCTACATGCTCAAGTGGTATGGAAGGAATTTGGGATGACAAGCTTTAAAGACTATCTCGAACTGTATAATAAATCTGACGTGTTGATTCTAGCTGACATATTTGAAAACTTCAGAGATGTCTGCATTGAAAATTATGGTTTAGATCCGGCTTGGTATTACACATCACCAGGACTTGCTTGGGATGCAGCACTGAAGATCACTGAAGTAAGACTGGAACTGCTAAGTGATCCCGATATGTTGCTGATGGTTGAGAAAGGCATTAGAGGTGGTGTTGCTATGATTTCACATAGATATGGAAAAGCCAATAATCCCTATATGGGGGACAAATATGATGAAACAGAGCCAAGTAAATACCTGGTGTATTTAGATGCTAATAATTTGTACGGGTGGGCAATGCAGCAGGAATTACCTACCCATGGTTTCGAATGGATGACTGAAGGTGAGCTGACTGACTGGAGAACATTTACTAAAGCTGACGGAATAGGATGCATTTTAGAAGTAGATTTAGAATATCCAGATGAGTTGCATGATCTTCATAACGATTACCCTCTAGCTCCTGAGAACATCGAAATAAATAAAGTACATAAACTAATTCCTAACCTTGATAATAAAACAAAATATATCACTCACTATAGAAATCTAAAGCTGTATGAAAGACTTGGATTAAGAATTACCAAAATTCATAGAGGTATCAAATTCAATGAGAGCAGCTGGTTGAAGAAATACATCGACCTGAACACTGAGATGAGAACAAATGCAACCAGTGAGTTTGAAAAGGATTTCTTCAAACTAATGAATAACAGCGTTTTTGGTAAGACTATGGAAAACATCAGAAACAGGGTTGACATTCGTCTTCGTACAAGTAGAGATAAAGTGAGAAAATTGGTTGCTAAGACAAACTTCCGCCATCTTACTATATTCGACAAAAATCTAGTGGCAATTCATATGAAGAAGACCAATATTAAATTCAACAAGCCCGTATATTTGGGAATGTGCATCTTAGATCTGAGTAAAACGTTAATGTACGAATTCCAGTACGATTATATCAAAGATAAATATGGAGATAAGGCTAAACTATTATTCACAGACACCGACTCGTTAGCATACGAAATTGAGACTGAAAGCTTTTACAAAGATATAAACCCAGATGTAGAAAGATGGTTTGATACAAGCGATATACCTAGTAACCACCCCTCAGGTATTAAATCGGGAGTGAATAAAAAAGTTGTGGGAATGATGAAGGACGAACTTGGGGGTAAGATCATGACAGAATTCGTTGGATTAAGACCTAAGATGTACTCGTATAAGATGCTGGATGAAAGAGAAACTAAAAAGTGTAAAGGTATTAAGAAGTCCGTTGTCGAAAAAATGATATCATTTGAAGATTACAAGAAGTGCTTGTTTCATAAAGAGTGGGAAGAAAAGAGAAAAATGAACATCATTCGAAGCCACCATCATGAAGTCTTTTCTGAAGAAGTGAATAAAATTGCACTGTCTAGTGAAGATGATAAGCGTGTTATAATGGAAAATCATATTCACACAAAAGCACATGGACATTATTCGCTGCATCGTAAAAATAATTAAATTAGTAATACAAAAATGAGCATGAACATTTCAGTTGACGGGGTGGTTTTACCTGATAAACCACTGACAAACTTTGAAATACTTAATGCAGTAAATAAACTGGGAATACCAGATTTCCGCGGTGTATTCCTGCGAGACGTTTTACCCAAAACATCTCTAAAGAAAGAATGTGGTATACTAAACTTAGGCGACTCATCAGGAAATGGAAGTCATTGGACGGCATGGTTTAAAAATGCTGATAAAAAGTATTACTTCGATAGCTTTGGAGTTCAACCACCACTCGAATTAATAGACTACCTGAAACCTCCAGTATATTACAACACCGAGGAAATTCAACCGAGGGACCAAGTGTTTTGTGGTCATTTATGTCTTTACGTTTTAAAACACCTGACATTAGGAAAGGATTTGCAGAAAATAATAAACGATTTGTATTAATTTTTATCGTAAAATAAAAAATGGTTGTTGACAAATTTGGCGGTCGAGGAGTCGATAATAGATTGGACGTATCATTGAAAATTATTAATAAAAGTTTCATAAGAAGAGATGGAAGCAATACAGTAACAGGATCAATAGATATGATGGGTAATACTTTTAACAATGTAGCAAATCCTACATCAGACCGAGATGTAGCAACGAAAGCTTATGTTGATTCAAACAGTGCGGCAGACAAAGTTTCCAAATCTGGAGACACTATGACTGGGGATTTACTGGTAAATGTGAGTTCAGATACAATACGTCTTATGGGGTGTACAGACCTCATAGAAGGAAAAAGTTTTTTGTTATGGTTAGGAAACTATCAAAACCAGTTGCATTATACTGTCAGTGCTTTGCCAGAGGCTCAAACACCCGTGACTATGGAAACCACACACGGCTTCTTGGTTAAAGTTGGTAATACAGACGTAATCCAGCTTGGTTCTTTGATATCAGTTCATAAAAATGTTACTATGAATGATAGTAGTCGAATTATGGATTTACCTTTACCGAGCACTGGTGGAGAACCTGCAACAAAAAACTATGTGGACTCACGCAAACCTCTAATTACAATTTGGGCTGAACAGAAAGGTGTGATTGAAAATCAGAAGTTTGAGTGGTCTTTTGGTGGTGGAGCTGAAGGTCGTACACATCGTCATAGCGGGTACACCATGATGGCATCTGGTAGAATTTTAAGAATGGGTTTAGGTGGAACTGCTGGAAGCAGTGTTATTCCTTATGAAGCTACAGTTAACGTCGTTGTGAATGGAAGAGAAAAAATGAGCTATGGTGTAACCATAGATCGTAGGAGTCGTTCTGCAACTCGCAGATTTGCAATCCCATTAGAATTAGATGAGGGTGATAGAATTAATTTCAGATCAGCGAGTGATAATCCTAACATCACCAGTGCAGTAGTAAGCCTGTTAATTCAACTTGATCTTTAACAGTTTCATATTATTTTATCATAAAATAAAAAATGGTTGTGGATAAGTTTGGTGGGCATGGAATCGATGACAGATCAGACATGTCGTTGAAGTTTATCAACAAAAGTTTCGTTAGAAGAGATGGAAGTAATACTGTAACAGGATCAATAGACATGACTGGAAATACTTTTAACAACGTAGCAAATCCTACATCAGACCAGGATGTAGCAACGAAAGCTTATGTTGATTCAAACAGTGTGGGTCCTAGAAAAATCTTTTCTGGATACGTTCCACCACTGTTGTCAGGTTATGGTGTACCTAACATTAAAACAGGATTTATTGTGTCTGCATCCTCAACAAATGGTGATAGGCACATACCATCATATGCATTTAACAGTTACTATGTGAGTGGTAGTGGTGGTGAAGGAGAATGGGCGGCAGATAATGTCTGGAATGATTTCTGGATACAGGTTGAGTGTCCGGATTTAGTTAGAGTATGGAAAGTAGCATTGAGAGGAAGGGATAGTAATACAGACAGAATATATAACTGGAGGATAGAAGGTTCTAACGATGGTGTTCATTATAGAACAATTTTTACACCTCAAAATCCAACGTATCTAGGAAACAGAGTGCAACACTTTCCAGTGGAAACCTCGAATAAATTCACCTATTACAGACTGTATTGCTTAGAAGCTGAACCGAGTTACCCTGGTCTGTCTTTCATGCAGCTGTATATATATTCTGATTGAGGTTCATATTTCACAATGCTTGAATATACAGTACATTGTATATTCAAGTGAAATCTAAGTAGAAATTTGATTTAAAAATTAAAAACATACCAGTTGATTAACCGATAGAGTAATCTACAACTTTCGTGTTTCGCTTGGCTCTCGAGCAGTAGGTTACTCTCAATGGTTTTACAAACTGGCCCGGGCTGGGGTGAATGGTGTGTGTTTCCCCGTTTCCCCCTGGAATCTGTATTTCTACACTACTGTCCATAAAACTGGAAGTACATAACATATCGAACGCCGTCAGAGGAGGACTGAGCCAATAAAGATGTAGGCCTACTATAGGCCAATCTTCACTTTTGTTAACAAACACTATTGTAGGCCTATACATTTACATGTTAGGCCTATGTTACAAATTAGGCTACATTGTCAGCCTAGTAATAACCCCGCCAAAGTTTTACTTTCAAAAGCCAGTCGTTGTGGAAATAGTAGGCTACTGATAAACCTGCAGGGACACCCTATATTCGTTCCCGATCCTAAATCCGTGCATTGCTGCATGCATCACAGAATATGCCTAAGTCGGCTTATGGCATGTTAACGGGTGCCTGGATAGGTCCAACATAGCTTACCGGCACATGTAAAGTATAGGCCTGTATGAATCGATGGCCAATGAGGCGTCTCGGTGCACTTCCGGGCGTTTGGTGGGCGTGGCCAGTGCAGCCGCTGAAACATCATCAGTTGCCATAACTACCGCCAATTGGCTTGCAGTGGGCGGTGCCAGGGGAGGGAGCGGTAAGCGAGCGAATGCAGGTAACGTAATATGACTTACAGGTAAACCTGATGTTGATGTACATATACTGTATAGGCTTTATACCGTGGGCATGTTTTGCTGTTGCGCCAATCGATAGGCAAACAACATTCTGCTTCTTATTTTTGTGCGGCCTATCTGAACTCACAAACGGAGATTGTGTTACATCAGGGCAACTAGATTAAATCGCGATTTCGTGTAGGCCTACGGGCCTCATATGACAATAA